TTTTATAATTCTACCACTCTTTGTGCTTACAGTTGTCATATAAATATCTCTCCATTCTAATTAATACGAAAATAGCTTTTTAATTACACTTAATACTTAACTATTATAATATATTCTATCATATTTTATATAAAAAAACACCCCAGAACCGAAATTCTGAGGTGTAACATACTTTTCTGAAGCGCCATAAAAACGCTTTGAATTGTAAATATTATCGTTTACATAACTCCAAACGCCTATTTTACGGCATTTTTTGACCGTTTGTCAGTTACCCGTCTTTTACGCATATTCTCTCAAGCGTTTTCCCGTTGCTTTATTATATCACAACTGCTCGAACTGTACATGCTCGGATTCTCCGGAGAGGTAAAGGTCGCCGATTGTTCTGACCATCTTCTTTCCGTCGACAACATGAATCTCTTTCACATAATATGACTGTCCTCTGATAGCACGACCGCAGATGTTGTCATTGTCCCATTCTGCCGAACGTCTGATATTGAGTGAACCGTCACAAATGACTGTCACCCTCATTTTGCCCTGCGGAATGATGACCTTGTCCTCCTGCTGCTCCTCTGTCGCCTTGTCCGGCTCTGTATTCGCCCCATTTTCGCCGTTTTCCTGTTCGGTCGGTGGATTTGTCGCCTTATCCTCATTTGAGGCGTTCTCGTCGTCCTCTGCGTTCTTCTGCGGTGTTTCCTGCTCATTGTCTCCGGTTGCAAGTTCACTCACATCGTCATTGACCGTTGTCATTTCCTTGAGTGTCTCTGCGTCTACTGTTCCGGTCTTGTTTCCGTCCGCATCGTATGTGTTGACACTGCCGTCCGGATTTGTCTGCAACGCTCCCTCCGGAACATCATCCGTGAGCGAACCGATGACCTTTCCGGTTTCATCCCAAACAACGAGGCTCTCGTCCTTTGCTGCTGCCCTTAATGCTGCATCAAGTTTCTTGTACTCTTTGCAGTCCTCTTTCTTGAACTCTGTTCCTTTTCCTAAATAGTATAACATGATTATCCCTCCTATTTGCTCAAATATTTACTTGATGCATAACCGACGATATTCTTATAAACCACATACAACCATTTCACGCCGTTGCAATCGTTATAATATCCATAGCACTGGACTTTCTCGTCGTGATTCATCACTGCAAGGATTGATTTTCCTGTTCCTGCTCCTGCACGGAGGTTCAATCCGGATGCAGTCACCTTGTACGTTCCTGCAAGGCTCTTGTTGAATCCGTGTGCGACATCCACCTTTGCATTGCTCTTGATTGCTGTTGTGTTGGATGCTCCCGCTCCGGATGACTTTGCTCCGTCCGTGAGATTTGTCGCTGTGTGAGCACCATCATTTAACAGAATATCTCCCTTGAGCAAATACGCATCCGATGTCAGATATTTGCTATCTGTCAACACCTCGAATCCTGCTGCCTTGAGTGCTGCCCGCAGGTTTCCAGTATAACAAGCCGTACTCACCTTTTTCAGTGCATCAATTCCCAGTCTGTAACCTGCACCCTTTACGATTGCAGCGACACCGGATGAACAGTCTGCCTCACATGCGACTGTAATCTGTGCAGGGTCATAGTTGGAATCTGCAAGGTTCGTCCAAAATGTACCCCTCTGTGACTGGTCATATCCTATGAGGTTATTATTTGCTGCTGCCTTTGCCATGCTTGCAATCATCGCTCTCACATCCGCATTCGGATGACGGAGAACGCATTTCCACGGTCTGTTATACCAATTTATCACCTGCCATTCTGTACCTGTCTGGTCTCCTGCTTTTCCTCCGGAATATCTTCCGTTTTCATCATGTCCGCAATTTGAAATCATTTCTTTTCCTCCTTGTCAAAATCCTCTGCTTTGAATCCGCATAGTTCCGGATTCTTTTCTTGTATCGTGTCATATAGTATCAATCCTCCAACGATTAGAGGTGTACCCCACCACATCAACGCAGCAGGTATCGAAATAATAAATCCAGTCATTCTCGCCACCCATTTTCCGAACCTCACCTCGTCTGTGTCGAAATAGCAATCTCCGCACTCTCTCATTTCCTCCCGAATCTCTTTGTCAATGTCAAAAGAGAGTTTCCAAAAGAAAATATTGACCGCCACCCAAACGATGACCGCACCGATTGCATATATCAACATGATTGTCTGCATGTTTCCGGTGATGAAATCACACATTCTTTTCACCCGTCTCACCTGCCTCACCGCTCACAAGCGTCTGCATCGCTTTGTTGCTCTCAAGCATCTTTTTCATTCTCTCAAGTGCCTCGTCGACCATCATCGAAAAAGCCTCGAATGAAATCACCCTTGCAAGCCATGCGAACCGTGCGACGAACATATCATATACATATCGCAGTTTGATTTGACCTGTGCCGCCTCCCAGTTCCTTTTCTGCCTTTGTGACTGCGTAAAGCAGCCACTCTCTCACTTTGTTCAACTGCTTGTCTGACGGCATTTTCACGAAAACATATACTGCATATCCTCCCGCTGCACATACCGCAATCAGACCCACAATCACAAACCAATTCTCGACGATGTATTTCATCCTTGTACCTCCTCGTCATCCTGCTCCGGTTCGTCATTGTGTTGTATTCCACCGTTTGATGTTCCCTTGACCGTTTTCACGGACTTAATGAGTGCCATCGCCCCGCCCTCGACTGATAGAAAACGGAATACATTCTCAATCAGTGTCGACGGTTCTGAACCCATCCGCAAAAACACAAATATCATCACGACTGTAAAGATAAATGCTGCAAGAATCAAAGTGAATACAACACGTTTCATGAACAGACCTGATACCTTTTTGTCATGTCTCTCTTTCCGCTCCCTTATCCGGTACATTCTTTTCAGATGCCGGATTCTGATGCGTCGTTCCTGTTCTGTCATTCTCATGTATTGCCTCTTTTCTGTGAGGTTGATTCTTGCCCGTTTCCTGCCCTCCTGTTATCGGTCGGAATGCTGTTCTCCGTCCAGTCTCTTGTGACAACTCTTGAGCGACTGTTCCACAATGACAACACGCTCCCTCAATGTTTTCATCTCCTCACGGTTCTCTCTCGATTCCCGCTTGATGTCTTTGAGGTCATCCGCAATGTTCTCAAGTTTCACCATCACCATTGTGTCGGTTGTTGCTCTCTGCTCTGCATCTTCCTGCGTGTCCTTTTTCTCATTTCTCTGTTTGGAACAGATTCCGAAAAAAATCGCAAACGCAACAGATACTCCGGAGAGCAACAGGGATAATTCAATCGTCAACGGCGTTCTCCTTTCCGAACTCTGTCGCCTCGATGTCGTCGGTGTCGCAGTATTTCCGCATGTGGTATTCGAGAACATCCATCTCCCTGTCCGTCTCCTCTACCTCCTGCCGGAGTTCCGCTCTGACCGCCTCCTCGATTTTCGACTGTTCAATGATTGTTTGCTGCTTTTTCACGATTGCGGATAGAGTTTCCGTCACATCACACAATCGTGAGATTATTTCAAGCGGACTCATTCTGCATCACCGCCGGAGAATGTCTCCCCTGTGATGTATTCATATTCGTCTGCTGAAATACTACCCTTTGCGACACGCTCGGAAATCTGTTCCTTTTTGAGAGTGCCTTTTTTATACATTCTTTTGAGACTTTCAACAAGCATTTTCATACTAAATCAACCCCTCCTCAATCAACTGCTGTGTGTATTCGTCGATGACTGCATCTTTCTGAAACTGTGTCACCGATTCTACGATTCCGGATGTGTTCTCCTCAACGACCGACTTCATGAGAGCCATGTTCTCATATTCCTCGACCGTCATTTCTCTCTCGTCGTACTGCCATTCGGTCACGGTCTGCGTCTCTCTATCGCTGCCCTCAACCTCTCTTGTTACCTGCTCGATGTTCTTACGCAGATAAACCGTTGACGGCGACGATGTCCTGTCGACCTCCTCCGGCTTGTCCGGCTGCGTTCCTGTCACCTTTTTCCAGTCTGTCATGTTCATTCTCCTTTCTGCTATGCTTTGAAACTATCCTCTTGAGTTTCTTGATATTGACTTTCGGTTTTATATATTCGATGTAATAATCGTATGTGTCCGTGTGCTTGAACAATCCCATGTATGACAACATCACCGATGCGTTATACCATGAGATTTTATCCTGTTTTGAGATGTGGTTTGCTTTACGCCTTGCACTCTCAATGTTTGACTTCCGGATTGTTGTCCGGTCGTGGTGGAACTGGAATCCCATAAAATCAAGCATACGACCCTTTGTGACCTGTTTTCCGTTCTTATCAAGCACCGGATTCCCGTCTCTATCAAATACCGGATATTCAAATCTAAATACCTGCCAGTCACCTTTTATCTCAAGGTCGAGTTCCTCATTCAGATATGTTTCTATTGCTCTATGCATCTTGTGCAGTTTCTTTTTGCTCTTTCCCAGTATCACCATGTCGTCCATGTATCGCATGTAATGCTCTGCATGTAACACCTCTTTGATGTAGTGGTCGAGTGCTTTCAAGTAAAAATTGCCGAACCATTGTGATGTGAAATATCCCAACGGAACGCCTTTTCGCATCTCCTCAATGATTTCTTTCAGTTCATCGAACATCGCTCCTGCGATGCCGATTTCCTGTAATATTTCCAACGCTCCGGAGATGTCGTCAAATGCTATGCATCCGACAAGCGTTTTCGTCTGCTCTGCATCTATCTCAACGCCTGCATCCGTCAAAATCTTTGCAACGAGTGCTATTTTGTCATGTTCAATCAGTATGCAGAGTAATCTATAAAACCGTTTATCTCGAATTACCTCTTTGAGTTTCCTTTTGAGGATTCTCCGGTTTATGGATTCAAAGAAATGGTGAACATCCATCTTGAGAACAAAGAATTTCTTTCCGTCGTAGGAATCAAGCCATTTTCTCATGTACTTCTTTCCGTAATGAACACCCCTGTCCGGAATGCTCCCGCATGAAAATTCATACAATCCATTCATCACAATCGGTTTGAACTGACCTATTGCACAATGGTGAACGACCTGCTCATATTTGTAATGCGGTTTTAATATACGGCGTGTTTTCTTGCTGCTGCTCTCGTTGATGATGCTCGGTTTGTGATAGTCCGGAATGAACAACTCCTCTGTCAACATCTTTTTCAAGAGTTCTGTGTGTTCATCGAGGTTCTCTAATACCTCCCGCACATCATTCCTGTTCTTTTTCTTTTTGGATGCATTTATAAAACACTGTTTTATGTAGTCGTCTTGAAGCATTGGTTCATATAGGTTGTTATAACTTCTCATATAGTATTTTCTTATCTCCTATCGGTTTTTGTGCTTATGCTTACTCAACCGACCCTATATCCGGAATGATTTTCGCCTTGTGGCGTGGGATATAGGCTGCATTTGATTAAACGCTCCGATATGAGAAGAAATTGGACGCACCGATGTTCCAGTTCGCATTGCCCGCAGAATTGTTCAAATTCAAGTAATCCGCACCGCAGTTCTCGCCATTGTTACAGTTACCGCCGACAAGGGCGACCGCAGGGAGCAGGAACACCGCCCGACACCGCACCCTATATCCCTATATTCATTTTTCTAAAAACGACCACACCGCCTAACGGCGGGAATAGCGGAGGCGTTCCCCCTCCGTTCCTCCCCCTTGCTGCTTACGCAGCGATAGGCTGTTCTAAGAAAACGGACGCACCGATGTGCCAGCCCGCACCGCCCGCAGAAAAGCTCAAATACAAGTAATCCGCACCGCAGTACTCGCCATAGCCACAGTAACCGCCGACAAGGGCGACCGCAGTTATTCCGGCGTTCCACCAAAAATAGTCACATGTGTATGTGCTACTGCTGCCACCTATTGAATTGACAATGCGTCCGAATCTGCTTGATTTTGTTCCTTTCTGATAACCGCTGCCGGATGATGTGAATGTGATTCCGACCTTTTCAAAGTCCTTTCCTGTCAGATTGTACGGAGGTGTCATCTTTGCAAGGATTTCACCGCCTACCATCAACAGACCGTTGATTCTATCCCAACGGTTGCCCCACCATTTTTCAATGTAGAACACTTTGACCTCATGAGTTGTGTCGTTATATCCGAAAAACTGTCCTTTGTCCTTGAGTGTTCCGGTCGCAAGATGTCCGTAATTCTGTGACGCATTATCAACATATCCGGATGTCTGACCCTGTCCGAATGCAGTCTGTGAATTGTCTGTCTTTGACATAATCTTGAGCATACAATTCAACAGGTTTCGTTTGCTCCATGAGCCGATATTCCATCCCGCACCGTTTGCCTTTGCTCTTGCAATCTCTGTTGATGCGTTTGTGTTATACATGAGTGCCTGTCCTGCAAGTGAGCGGATGCGTGTTCCGTCGTATGAACCGCCGAACATCGGGAAATAGAGTTTGTCTGCATGTGAGCCGTCCTCTCTGACATACGCATCATCATTGTACGATTCATCATACTGGACGTTTGAAATTATCATGTACTCATAGTTTCCGATTTCAAACTGTGAGAGCCAAATCTTGCCCTTGTCACCGCTGCCATCGAATACGCTCATTGCGTTTCCTCCGTATGCCGTGTTTGAGACATCGGATGCCGTTACTCCGTCCGCTTTCTTTGTGTGGTCGTTCGGGTCGAGTTTATAATCTTCTGTACCGTCATATTTGACCATAGCCGGATAATTGTTTTTTACGAAAAAGACATTTCCCCAGTCTCCGAAATCGAACCGTCCGGCAGAATAATTCATCGCAGCGGGTGTCATTCCCACCGCATCAAAAAGGTATGTGCAGCGTGTCGCCGGATTGCTGTCATTCTTATTGATTTTCATTCCGTAACGCTTTACGCCCTTTGTTCTTACATCCTCCCCGACTGCTGCCAGTATAGCGTTTGTATTCGCATAGGTGCGGTCGAGAGTGTCTTTGTCTGCTACTTTTACAATCAAGTCTCCACTTGCCATTTTTTACGCCTCCCTTATCGTCAAAATTCCATCCTCAACCGTGAGGACGCATGATTTCTTTGTGACGGTGTCAACCATAGTGTTGAGACCGTTCACGATGCCTTGACACGCTTTTGCTGCTGCATTCGCTGTCGACGCTGCATTGTTTGCCGTTGTTGCTGCACCGTTTGCACTGTTCGTCGCCTCTGTCATGTTCTTGCTGAAATTGTTCACGGTGTTCATATATCCCTGTGTCAATGTCAGTATTTCCTCATAACGGGCATTGTTGACGATAATCGGCAGGTCAAAGAATTTGTTTTTACCATCTCCCTGTCTGATTTGATAATGACCGGATGCATCAAGTTCAACTCCGATTTCTCTTTCCTTGAGAATCAGAGTGTCCTCAACCGCTTTCCAGTCTGCCGTTGTTCCGGTGCATGGTCTGATTGCTGCCATTGTTCAACCTCCTTTGCTCCGTGATTATGGAATATATCACACAATCACTCCTTTGTGTTCGTTTCGCCGTCTGTTTCCAGTATCGTGGAATTTTATACTGCTAATTGTCGGGAGGTCGGCGTTCCTCCGTCAAAATCAACACCCTCATTCGCATTTCTGACCTGTGGTGTTGCTCCATCAATGAAAATCGGTGTCACTGTTCGCAGATACGGTGTTTCGCCGTCACAATCAAGATACATGCTCGAATATAAAGCCTCGGCACGGTTGAAATAGTCCTGCACACTCTCAAGGATTTTCTCTGCGGATGCAAGCAGGGAATTTTGAATCGTGTCGTCAATATCCTGCTTGTCCTGCTCGACCTGTTTCTTTGCCTCTGCAACTGCTGCCTGCATCTGTGAGACATCCTGTCGAATCTGCGTCGCTGTGTTCAATGTCGCCTCAAGTTGTTCTTGATTCTGCAATGCATCCTCTGCCCGCTCTGTGACCTCTTTGCAGGCTGTTGTCGCCTTTTTGGATGCATCTGTCGCCTCATTCGTATTCTTGACTGCCTGTGAGGTGTCCTGCTGCCTCTGCTGCTCCTGTTGGATGCGGGTGTTCTCATTTTCCTGTCGCTTATTTTCTGCTGTCACCCTTGCCTGTTCCGCTTTCACTCTCGCATTCTCTGCGACCACTCTTGCGGATTCCGCTTTCTTGACTGCTGCATCCGTGTCATCAATATTCTTGATGTGTCCTGCAATCCGGTTCTCAAGGTCTGTGAACTCATTCGCTGACAAGATAGCATTTTCATTCCTCTGCGACGGTTCAATCTCCATTGTGAATGATGCGGATGTGATAACCTGTGAATCATCGCTTGTCCGGATTTCAATGTCGCAATACGCCGTTCCGGAGGCTGCAAGTGCTTGATTTGTCAATTCGACTGTCACATCCGAACCGGAATATGAACATGTGTTATACGCATGCTTTCCGTCCGGCTTTGCGATGTTGATGACCGCTCTCGCACCCGTCGGGATTGTGTACGGTTCACCGTTGTTGAGCAGTCTTGCGACAATGAATCGTGTTGCCTTGTCTCCCTGCTTTGCAGATACTAAATATCTTTTAGTGTCTCCGGACATTTCAAGATTGATGTTCGTTGTCAGTTTCGTCAATGCTGCCATGCTCTCACCTCCTCTCGGTGTTTACTTCTTATTCTTCCGGATTCTCCGGTGCATCCTGCTCCGTCTGCTCCTTGTCCGGTTCTGTTTTCAGAACTCTCTTTGCTGCTTTCTTTGCCTTTTCGAGTTCCTCGTCCTTTGATGCCATCATCGCATTTGTTGAGTTTATGAGTTCAATCTTTGCCTCGCTCCTCACCTCTGCCAGTACGGACGACAACACGCCGTCCATGATGCAGGGAGGCAATGCATGTCTTTTCTGTATCGTCTCCATAGCGTTGAGGATTTCTCCCTTTGCACATTCGATTCTCACTGCAATCGGTGTATTCATGATTATTCCTCCTTTGCTGCCTGTGTCGCTGTCTGTGCTGCAAGTAACAAGTCAAGTTTCTTGTCAATGCTCTGTAAGAGTTCCGTGTTTGTTTCCTCTCTCGTCACAACCTCTGCTGTTTCGTTCGGTTTTGAATTGTCCTCTCTATTCTCCGGAAATCTGAACTCCGGTTCTGCCGTCTGTTCGGCTGTTACCTGTTCGATGTTTTCACTGTTCATTGTCATTTTGTTTCCTCCTGTTTATCCATTGCTCCATGAACCCGATACGAGTATTCCTCTTTTGAACTCAAGTGTTGCCGTTGACCATCTTTTCAATGCTCCGGTTGAACTGTCTACCTCTAACGGCTGCACAAAAGTAATTGTTCCAGTGCATGAGCCATCCTCAAAACTCACATTTCTCAATTTGAAATAGTGCATGTTGATGTCTGCTCCGGCGTGTAACATGTTCGCCTCATAATTTCCACATTGTTGTGTGCAGTACGCCCATTTCATCATGTATGTACTACCGTTCGCACTCTCCTTATTCGCCCATGACATATATGCGGTGTCGTATTCAATATCAAATACAAGTCCTCTCTGACTGTCGTTTCCCACCATTGTATTTGTTCCGATTTTCCCGACATATTTTCCGTCACGGTAAAAATGTTCTCCGTTGTAATCGAATCGTGTTCTTTTCGTGTTGTCTGTTATTGTTCCGGTGTACATTGTGATTCCGGTTGAATCAAATTGCATGTATGAACTGCCTTTGTTGAATGCAACTCGGACATTGTATGCGTTCTGTGTGATTAGTGTTCCGAAATCATCCTCATTCACCTTTTTGTTGACCTCGGATGTGATTTCATCTGTCTTGAGTTTTATCGCTGCATTCATTTCTTTTGTCGTCGCATAACTCTCAAGCGTTTCAGATACGCTCAATTCAACCCCGTCGATTGCCACATCAATGAGTGACTGTGTTTCCTTTGTTGTGGAATAGTCTCCCATTGCTGCCTTTGTTTGGTATGTCTGTGATACATTGAGTTCAATTTCGCCTTTTGAAACCTCAATCAATGAATCCGTCTCCGTCTTGTCGTAATAACTTTCAAGAGTATGCATGACACCCAACTCAACCGCCTCTTTCGAGGCTGTGATTTTTGTCTCGATGTCCTCGGTCGTCGAATAATTCTCAAGGACTTTCTTTGTCGCCCTGTTTGAGATGGAGACCGCCTCCTCTGTGGCTGCTGCCGTCTCCTCTTTCTGAATCTCTGCGAATGTCTTTCTCGCATTGGAAATCTCAACCGTGTTCTTTTCCGGCGATTCCGGATATTCTGTGATTTTGACAATCCTCTGCTTTTCCCTCGTCCTTGTTTTCTTTGACACAAGTGTGACCGTGTCTCCGATTCCGTATGAGAGAATGTCTTTGTATTCCTCTGATGCTTTTGCAAGGTCGACCACCTCTGCGGTGTATGCCTTGTATGGTCTTGACATTTCCTCAATCTTTGCTGTCGCATCCTCAATCAGACTTGTGGTGTTGGTATATCTTTCGTCTTTCCAAACATACGCCTTGATTTTGGAACTGTACTGAAAATTGTCGATGTAATCTTTTCCGGTCAACCACTCCGGTGTGATGCCGTCCTTGCCTATCGGATAGATTCTTGTGTAAAAATCGTATGTGTCCGACTTCAATGATATTTTCCGGAGGTTCAATCCCTCCATGAAATAGCAACCTTTGTCACTTCCTATCCGGTCATATATGTCGATTGTTTTTGTCAGAGAGTGGATGATGCACTCGCAGCGATATGTCGTGAGGCACTTTTGCAGGACATCCCATGCCGTGACGCTTTCCTGCTCGTCGATGGTTCTTTTCTTTGTGACGGTGCATGTTCCGACATGCCATCCCGTACCCTCGAACGCAAACTCAAGACACGCCTTGATTGTCTGCTCCTGTGATTCAAAACCATACGGGAACGCCGTTCCCTCCAACTCCTCGACATTGAGGACTGCTGTGTATTTGTTGAACTGCTCTCCCTTTTCAACCGCTTTGATGACATATTCGTCCGTTTTGGTGCGTATATAATATTCTTCTTTTAGCAGGTCAACCAATGCTCCCGCTGCCGGATAACTGAACGACAACTCTTTATCTCCGGAATCCAGTGTCGTGGTGATTTCCCTGTCCTTGAACCCGGACAATGTTCCGATTCTTTTCTTTTTGTCATTAAAAATCTGCAATGCTCTCACCTCCTAAATCCACATAGGCGTGTATCTGATAGTCACTCTCGCCTTTGTGTTGGAGAATGTGAGTGCTGTTTTTCCGGTCTTTAATACCGGAAACGTCCACATATTCACCTTGTCGAATGCATTTGCCCCGTCGATTGTCACAAGTCCGGTCTTTGCGTCTATCACAACCGTCTTTCCCGCTGCCAAACTCTCAATGATGATGTCGTCCTCTCCCAGTCCGGCGATTGTGTAATTCGTCAAGGCACTCTTTGCATATACCTCCACAACGCACGGAGCGTCTCTTGTACCCACTTTATAGAACGATGCAGAGGTTTTCCCGTCGAATGTGATTGAGAGGTCGTCATCGACGAAAAAGCCGTCAAATTCGAGGTTTACAATGTACCTCTGTTTTACATTCTTTTTTTCATAGTCATTTGTTGTGATGAATCCGATGTATGTTCCTTTGTAGCCGTCGAGTTCCATCTTGCAAGCCTTTGTGAAATTGCTCATGAACTCCGATGCAGCACGGATGATATTGTTCCTGTCCTTGCCTTTGAAATATATTGACAGTTTCAAATGACCCATCTGAACCTCTGTCTCAAATTCCGTCGGCAGTGCTGCACTCGTCAACCATTCATAAGAATTTGAAAAAGAGGGAGGCTGCACATCGGCGGTCAACTGCTTTGCATCGTATTTCTTGATGTCTATTCCGTTTATTTTCATCGCCCTGTTTTACCTCCCTTTTCGCTTATTTATTACCATTTCCGCATCAACCTTTGACACGGTTCTGCTTGCTATTTCGTCGCCGTCAATGTATGTGTGATTCGTTACATACACAATTTGCGATTTCTGTACTGCATCCAGTTTCTTGTCAAGGATGCTGTTCAATTTGTTGTAAAATTCCGCAAGAGGCAATATTGCCTCGTCTCCTGCCTCGCCTCCTACCATGAGGCTGTTCCCGTTGATTCCGAACACTGTCGGATTTGTCATGATACCGCCGTTTTTGTACCATTCAATCGAGAACGACGGGAGTGAACCTTTTCCTCCGATTCCGTACGGTGCTTTTCCTCCGTTTACGCTGATATGTGGGAGGTTCAAATGTGGCAATGACCACTTGAAATTGAACACGCCCTTGATTTTCTCAATCACGCTCGAAACGGTTGACTTTGCACTTTCTAATTTTGACGAAAATGCACCCTTGATGTCGTCAAGCACCGATGACACGGTTGACTTTGCTGCTCCCATTTTTGAGGAAAACGCCGACTTGATACTGTCGAGTTTTCCACCCGTCAGAGTGTTCGCCGTACCCATGAGAGAGTTCATCGTGTCCTTTACGCCTGTGAATGTAGCGGACACAATTCCCTTGATTCCCCCGCCTTTTTCACTGTATGCGGATTTCATGTTGTTTAGTTTCGTTGACACATTGGACTTTGCCGTCTCCATGAGAGAGGTCGCTTTGTCTTTTATGTTTGTGAAATCTGTTGACCATTTCGTTTTTATCTCCGAAACTTTTGACGAAAATCCGGATTTGATTTCCGTCAATTTATTCGATGCATTGTTTTTCCACTCGGTCATTTTGTTCGTGACCGTGGTTTTCATATTTTCCCAACCCGTCGAAACATTTGACTTGATGTCTGAAACCTTTGTCGAGAAATTTGATTTGATTTCGTTCAGTTTGTTCGATGCATTGGTTTTCCATTCCGTCATTTTTGTTGTGACGGTGGTTTTCATATTCTCCCAACCCTCGGAAACCTTTGTCTTGATTTCCGATGTTTTTTCAGAGAATTTCGATTTGATTTCAGAGAGTTTTCCTCCGGACAAATTATCAACGAATGTGAATCCCGCTGAATAATATCCTTTGATTCCCTCCCATCCGGCAGCAACAACACCCTTGATTCCCCCGCCGTTTTCTTCATAGGCGGTTTTCATATTTCCCAGTTTTTCCTTTGCCGTTTCGGTCGCTGCCGACATGACATTGTGAACTGTGTCCTTTACGCCGTTGAATACTTTCGAGGCTGCTTGTCCTATTGTGCTGTTTTTTATGTTGTCACCGATTTCCTTGACCTTATTCGTGACCGCCTCTTTCGCTTTCGTGAACGCTCCCGTGATGGTCTCTTTGATTGCATTGAATTTCTCTTTGATATTGCCCCACAATTCGGATAATTTCTCTTTGACCTTATCCCAGTTTTTATATAGGGCGACACCTGCTGCAATCAGTCCGGCAATCAGTGTCACAATCAGAATGATAGGACATAGGTTCATGACCGCATTCAATGCCGTCTGTGCTGCCGTCATTCCTCCGGTCGTTGCCGTGGCTGCTGTTGTGGCTGCCGTGTGTGCTGCCGTGGCTGCTGTTTTAGCCGTAATCTTTGCAATTATCTTTGCTGCTCCGGAAACAAATTTCTGTCCGGTTGTTACTGTGTCGGAGATTCCCTTTGCCACCTTACCGAATCCGATTGACAACGGACCGATAGCAGCGACCACAAGACCTACTTTGAGAATTGTTTCTTGCTGTGCCGGAGAGAGCGACGTGAACCACTTTGTCAACTCTTGAATCTTTCCGGTCAGTTTCTCAATCATAGGTGCTGCGGATGTCTGTGCTGTGGATGCCAGTGTCGACAATGCCAGTTTTGCGTTGTTCATCGCAACTTTTGCATTATCAATCGGGTCGAGAGTTCCGTTGTAGGTGTCCTCGACCGTCGTTCCGTATTCCTCCATTGATGACGACAGACTGGTGAGGTCGATTCGATTCTCACGAATCGCCTTTGTCATTTCTGCTGCACCTTTCTTTCCGAACAGTTCCGTTGCAATCTGCATCGCCTCGGTCTCTGTTTTTGCGTTCTTGATGCTGCCGATTGTCTCTGACAACGCCTCGTCCATTGATTTTCCCTCTGATGTGGCGTTCTGCAATGCCTTTTTAAGACCTGCCATCGCTTGAGTGGAATCAACACCGTTTGCATCGAATTGAGCCATCAAATTGATTGCTTGAGGCAATGACAGACCCATTTCTTTGAACGCTGCGTTGTTATCAAGTACATTTGATTCAAGCGTGTCAACGGAGATTCCGGTTTCCTGTGCCTTTGCCGTGAGCAATCCTAACAGGTTTCCCGTCTGTGATGCATCCACGTTCCATGCTTTCATGATTTTGTCGACTTGGTCGACTGACTGTGTGACATTTGTTCCGTTGATTGATGCGAACTGTATGAATTGTTTCGATGTCTTTTCAAGTTCCGTTCCCGTTGTATGGAATCTTGTGTTGACTTCTCCGATTGCCTCGCCTACCGTCGACATATCCTCCGGCATTGTGCCGAAAACATTATCCGCAGACTTCGTCAACCCCTCAAGTGCCTCTCCGGTTGCTCCGGTCTTTGTCACTATTGTGTCATATCCCTCGTCGAGTTCTTTGAACGCTGCAATAGATGCTGCACCAATGCCCGCAATTCCGGCAGAGACAACCGACATTTTCTTTCCGAAACTTTCCATCTTTGTTCCCGCCGTATCGCAAGCGGTCGCAAATTTTTCAAGTTTATTATCTTTTAACTGGTCATTAACATTTTTTAGTTCTGCCTCCATGTTCATGAGGGCAGTCTTTGACTTTTCCGTCTTTACCGTCTGATTTGCAAGTGCGGTCTCTGTCTTTCCGATTGCTGTCTCATTTGCGGTGAACTCTCTCTCTAACTTGTCAAGTTCATCCTTGAGTGCTTTTGACTGCTCGGAGTTCTTTCCGGTCTCTGCCGTTGATTTCTCATAAGCCTCTTTCGCAGCATCAATCTTTGTTTTGAGTTCCTCTTGCTTTGTCTTTTGGTCTGACAGTTTCTTTGTCAACTTCTCCTGCTGCTCGCTGTTCAATTTCACGATGTTCTTTTGCACCGTGATTTTTTGAGTGAGCGATTCGGCTTTTGCCTTGAGGCTGTCTGTTTCCGACCCGAACAACTTTGCTTTCGTCGCTGCCGTCGTATATTCCGCAGACAAGACTTTCATCTGCGATGCTGCTGATTTCATTTGCGATTGATAACTGCTCGAATCTGCCGATATTTTGACGCTTGTATAAGCCATTCGGTCGCCTCCTCTCTTACTGATTTTCGTTGATTGTATCTAATTCAAATTTTAAGTAGTCCAACAACGTGACAATGTTCTCTTTCATGCATTGACTGTATGAGTTTTTCAATAGCCGAATCGCAATTTTTACAACACGGTCAACAATTTCCCCGCAGACTTTCCATTGATTTTCCTCCGGTTGCTCATCCTCGTCCTCATATCCGTTTTCACGGTCATAGTCATCGAATGCGGATGCCTCTTTTTCCACCTGCTCAACCTCGACAATGCTCAACATCTTTTCTGCAACAATGTTCTGCATGATGAAATGAACCGTCTTGATTGCCGTCAGAAATTCAACTGCATCAATCTCCCCAACTGCTGCAAGCGACAATTCATTCCCGAACATCTCCTGCATTATCTTTTTGTTGAAAAACATCACTCCGGAGAATTTCTCCGTGTCATTCTTTTCCATGAGACTGATGTATTTTTTATACTGTTCTACCGTTACGGAATTGATGAAAAGTCTCTCACCTCTGCAAGTGACCTCGATTTCCGGTATCACTTGCCACTCTGAAAATTTTTCTCGATGTTCTCCATTCTCTTGGTGAGTTCGTCTGCAATTCCCATGTCGATGAACTGGAACTCAAGAATCAAACCTGCTGCATCAAGTCCGGTCTCCGGATTCTTTAATTCCTCAACAGTGAACTGGTCTCCGTATGCTTTGCAGATAAAAAGACCCATCGCCTCAATGTCCTGCTTTGAATACCTCTGTTTTGCGTCGATAACCTCTGCAAGTTCGAGATATTCCGTGTATGTGTCGATTGACATTTTCGGCATTGTAAACTCTTTGTTATTGACTATAATTTTTCTTTTCATGATTTATCCTCCTGTTATATATCCTCTTTTCAGCCTAAACCGCCGTTTTTCTCCTGCACCTTGCTGAACCATGCCTTGATTGCATCTGCTGCCTTTGTGTCTCCGGAAACGAGGTTTGATTCGTCGACCGAAATCTCATACGCATTGTCAAGACTTCTCTCATAGAATAAACCCTTGATGCTCTTTGTTGTCGGAGACAATTTGCCCTCTTTTGTGCTTGCCTCCTCACTGATGCCCTCTGCAAACTTTCCGGCGTATAACCATTTGAAATCATACTTTCCGTTGAGTTTTCTTTCTCTCCATCCGACAGCGACCTCCGGTGCTTTGTCATCCGCAGTCTTTACAAGAAAACCGTTCTCGTATAACTGACCGAAAAGAATCTGTCTGTCCTGTGGTGCAAGTGCATTGACCTCAAGTTCGATTTCTGTTCCCTCATAGGAGTTGATGACTTCCTCTGTTCCATCGTCAGAGTAAATCTTTTCAGAACTCCACTTTTCGTCAACCTTTGCTTTGATTGCTCTTGCCAGTTTGACCGGAGTTTCTGCAACGTATGCTTTCGCATCGTTCTGTGTGAGTTTTGCGATGTAGAAATCTCTACAACCGCAAGTTCTACTTCTGACAATCTTCTGTTCTGTTTCGCTGACCTGTGTTACTGTTTCGCTCATGTCTATTCCTCCATTTCATAAAACTTTGAAAACCTTTGTGCTTTCATATAGATTCCGTCCTCCGGCTTTGAATCGTCTCCGTTCCTGCCGTCAAATGAGAAATCATTTTCTTTCATGAGTGACTTGATTTCCCTCGCAAGTTCAACCTCGTCATTCTCTGAAAATATAGTGACCTGCACTGACAGCGTCACTCCCTCTGCATCGTCGTCCGAAAAATTCTCGTCGTTTTCTCCCAAATCCCACAATGTCACATGTCTGTCATGGATGTTTTTGTCATACCATCCTTGCATCACAATGATTCTCCTGTCTGATATTGGTTTCAATGCGTCGGATGCATCTTTGATGATGTCCGGACTGCTGCTCATGCTCTCACCTCATTTCAATGTGTTGTCTAAATATGATTGATATTCCTGTTCTGCGATTTTTTGCAGTTCCGCATCTGCCTCACGCCCTGTTGCATAGATAAATTCTTGAGGCGGGCGATAGATAGTTCCCCAGTTTATGAATTTCACATAAAAATGTTCGCTGTTGTCCGACTTTTCCCATCCAACATCCGCAGACGCTCCGGTGTCTTTCACCTTGACCGCTCCTAGTGGTATGCTGTCCGCTGCATGTGATGTCACGGATAACTTTGAACCAAATCCTCGACCGGACAATTTAATGTCCGCAGATTTCGGAATCTTACCGTACATGATGTTTTTCACGACTGGTTCGCTTTGCTTGACAATCTTTTGATTGACCTCTTTTATGTCCTCGTCGCTTGCTGCGTCCTCAAATGCTTTCATGAGTTCTTTCAAGCCTTGAAATTCCATCTCAATTTTCACTGCATCACCTCCGGTGTCAGATTATGACACTACGCTCCCGCTCTGCATTTCAACTGATATTTCCTGTCGTCTGTGAACATCGGACACGCATCATATATCTTGAACTCAACGCCTTTATACACTGCATAGAACTCTTTCAGATTCAATCTGATTTCCTCCATCTTGTCGCAGGCTCTTGTTTCAAACACAATCGTGTTCTCAAGACCTATCTGCAACGCATTGTATTTCTCGTTTGTTCCCAAACTCTTGACATCGCACCAACATGAGAAAAAATCCTGTTCCTCCTGCTGCCGTCTGCCATCAACAACGCTTGTTGTCTTGCGAATTATCTTGATTCTGCCTGTCATTCTGCTGCACCTCCGTATATTTCTTTCAATAGCATGGATGAAACGGCAGCAGAGAGCATTTTCGTGTCGCTCCGGTACTTGTCACGGTTGTCGTACAGTTCTTTCACGGACATAAATGCAAGCAGTTTTTGACGGCTTGTGAGGTTGTTCCGGTCGAAATTCGGAATCAGTTCCGTCATTTCATCCAGTGTCGTGTCAAGCATCAATTCAAGGATTTCGATGTCGTCATCATAGTCGATGTGACAATATATCTTGCATGTAGCAATCAGACCGCCTCTGTACTTCTCTTTTTCTTCATCCGTCATGTTCTCACCTGCTTTCAATTAGCAGGACGGATTCACCGCCCTGCTGCCATATTACCCGTTGATAACTTCTGTAATCTGACCCTTGATGACTGCTGTCTTGTCAACAGGCTGCACATCGAAACGGTCACGAACCTTGAGACCTGTCAAGTCCTTATCCCATAAACCTGTACCCTTGTCATTGAGGTCGATTGTGAGAACATTTCTGTCAAAGAGTGTGATTGCCTCTTTTAAGTCGCCACAATATACCGGATGTTTGTACCCGTCGATTGTGTGACCGTCGCCGTTCATAATCTTCTCGGATGCAAGAGTTTTCTTTGATAACTTGATGATAGGATATTCGCCGAAAAGCAACTTGCCCTTTGTCTGCTGTGTCGGGTCTTTCTGTAAAATATAGTTGCCGTCCTTATCCTTTAACTTGTCGAGATAGTTGAAACCGCTCTGATTAGTGATGACAACTGCTCCCGCTGCGATTGCAGGGTCTAAATCCTCATTGAACACATCCTTGAGGCTGTCGAGGTTCTCGATTGTCACCTCTTTTCCCTTTGTCATCGCATCGAGGGTCTTGAGAATCATTGCGTTACGGGTTGCCTTTGTCTTTTTAGCAATCCACTTGTTGATGTACGCCATGATGTTGGATGCTGTGTCCTCAAGCAGTTCGGCGGTCATCTTGAGGATTCCACCCTTTTTCTTGATTTTGTACTCAACCTGCACAAAAGTAGGCTCGTCCATCTCCGGAAAATCCGCAGCCTCGTCCACGTTGTCGAACGGTGTTGAATCCGCATCAACCTCGATGTTTCGTGTTCCTGTCTTGGTAGTTACACCCTCGACATTGACATACTGCTCAAGGTTGTCGGATGAGCGACGCAGTTCGATGATGTCTGTTCTGATGTCCTCCGGAATTGTGACACCGATTCCGACCTCACCCTCTCCTTTGTCGGATGTGTCGGATGTGATTGCAGCGTTATACACTGCGATGTCTGCCTCGTCTGCCTCTTTGTGCAGGAATCCGGCTTTGACGATGTTCACAAATGATTTCACGATGTTCTTTTTATCCGGCTTTGTAGCACCGCCGACCTGCTTTGCAGTTCCACCGTTGACCTTGTCCTCGATGCCCTCCTGCTCGTCCTCGTCTAAATCATAGAGGAGGTCGAATCTGTTCTGTAACTCCTTGAGTTCCTCCTTTGCTGCCTTTGCCTTGTCGAGTTTTCCATCGTTCACAAGGCTCTTGACTTCATTCTTCTTGTCGTTAATCTGCTTTAATAACTTCTGTAATTCCTTATTCATGACTTTCTGTCCTCCATTTCTTACATACCGTAAAGGTATAAATCATCAAGAATCTGCTGCTTTTCTGCCTCGATTCTCCGTTTCTCTGCCTCTGCTGCTGCATTGTTCCGGTTTTCCAGTTCTGCAATTACGGCATCGACAATGTCCTTTGTGTCAATTCCTTTGAGTGCCTCCGGAATATTGTTGTATTTCTCGAAAAAGTCGGATGCACACGCTGCAACTGCTGCCTTTTCCTCGATTTCAACATCAAAATACTGCTGCATCTTCTTACTGTCGAACCATGTCTCATTGCTCATAAGGGTCTGAATCTTGTCTCTTGTGACACCCTCCTGCACATGTTCCATGTAGACATCAAGAATCGAATCCTCGCAGAGATTCAACTGCTTTATAACTGCCTTGAAATCGTCTGCGTTTCCGTATGCCATGCATAACGGTTTGTGAATCATTGCTTGAGCACCTGTTGCAAAATGCAGTTCGTCACATGCGAACATGATGACTGATGCGATAGATGCTGCCATTCCGTCGACATATCCGACTTTGTGTCCGTCGTATCGTTTTAACTGGTTATAGATTGCCAGTCCTGCGAATACATCGCCACCGCCGGAATTGAAATAGATGTCAATGTCCTCATATCCATCTAACTGGTTGAGGAAATCTGCGATGTCCTGCGGACATCTGTCCTCCTCGTACCACATGGATTCCCATGTCGCCGATACAATGTCACCGTAGAAATACAAGGAACATCTGCTCTGTTCCTCGTCCTGCTCTAAATCCAAATAGCCGACATTCTCAACTTTTCCGCTGCGTTTATTTTTCTTTGTGAAATCAAAACGTCTTTTCTTTCCCATGCTTATTCACCTCCCTCCTCGTCAGTCTCGTCCTCTGCCGTGTCGGTTTCGTCCGGTTCTGTTGCTGTGTCCGGCTGCTCTGTGTCCGGCTCTGTTTCTTCCTCCGGTTGCTTCGGTTCATCGGTGTTCTCCTGCTCGGATTCACCTTTCAAATATGCTGCACCCGCCATCGTCAACGGTACGATGCTACCGTTTGCAAGTAGGACATCGCCTCCCTCCGCATCTTCCATGTCGAGTTTACGTCTTGCCTCATTCGGTTTGATAATCATTCCACCGACACCGTTTCTCAAATACTCCATCTGTGTTTTTGAATCGGTGCGGAACAGTACCTTTTCGTTGAATTTGTAATAATATCCGTCGTCTGATTCTTCGTCCGGCAGCATCTTATAATTGATTTCTTCCTCATACTGCTTGATGATGAACAGTTCTGTGTCGACGTAGAACGATAACTGCTGCATTTCGCTGTTACTGTACGACGATTTTGAATAGTCGTTGATTTGATTCGGTTTTACTCCGAACGCTCCTGCGATTTGCAATGCATTGTATTTTTTCAGTTCAAAGAACTGCGAATCGGTCAGTTTGATGTCGAGAGGTGTGAGTTTCATTCCCAACGGAACAGGCAGGATTTTTCCTGTGTTCTTTGCCCCGCTGCCGAACTCCTCAAACGATTTGACAAGTGCCTCTTTTGCCTTTTCGTTCAACTCTCCTGTGTATTCGAGTGTCGCTTTTGCTGTCAGACCGCTCTCATACAAGTTATTCATGAACGCTTGTGATTCGGATGCACCTGCGACCGTGTCTCTCAAAATCTGCTGCACTGGTAGTCCTGTGATGCCGTCAAAACTGAATGATGTCTTGAAATGCATCACCTCGTCTGTACTGAATACATATTGACGACCGGATGTCGGGTCTGTGTAGACATACCACAAACGCCCAACTCCTGCGAATATCCCCGCATCATCGACGACTATCTGCACACAATTTGACTGCATGACCCACAAATCGACGATTTTGATTTCACCGCCGTATTTCTTGCGGTCAAATTTCTTTCTCATATACACATAGGCGTTCCCGTAATGGTTTCGGTTGATTTCAACCGTGTTCCAAAATGTCGTTGGTGTCATGAACGGATTCGGTCTCTTTGATAGCAGTTTCGATGTGTCCGTCGCCTCTGCCTCGATGATTCCCTTATCCGTTTTCTGATAGTATTTGATAGGCATTTTCGCAAGGGTCTCCGACAGCATTTTGAGACAAGTGAAATATGTGACCTCTGATGTCGGTTTTCCTTTTCTTTTCAATCCTATTCGCTCAAGGAACGACGGTGAGTTCAATGTCATTTCCCCTCCGTCGTTCTGTGGTTCGCCTCTCCACCAATTTGAAATTTTTACTCCTAATCTCTGAAACGGATTCATTTATTTCTCACCGCCTTTCTTCATGTATTTTTCATATTGCTCAAGCCATTCATTGACAGTTTCGTTCACATCCGGACGGTATTCCTCTTTCATTGCGTGTTTCCATGCGTCGATGATAGCGTCAATCGGGTCGATTCGTTCTGTCGTGATGTCCTTGTCAATCTTTATTTCGCCGTAGTTGTTTGAAATGGTCTTTGCATTCGCAATCGACCAAACAAGCAGGCTGTCGACCGGAACAACTATCTTGTTGCCCTCTTTGCCGACTTCCATTCCCTCAATCTCCACATTGCCCGCAAGAATCTCAAGTCTGAAATCAACGGTCGCATCGTTCAACTCTTTTGCTGTCTGTGTGACGGAAATTGAATCGAATCCCATCGCCTCAAGGTCTGACAGGAACGCCGATGCATTGTGCGGGTCGTAACAAATCAACTGCGGTTTGAGGTTGTATTCTCTCACCAAATCCTCAAGATATTTGATGATATATTTATAATCTGTCTTGATTCCTCCCAGTGTTTCCGTTACCGTCACAAGACCTTTTTCAATCCATACGTCGTATGGTACTTTGTCGGTCTTGATGTGTTCATCCACCCTTGAGGACGGAATGAACGAATGTGTGTGAACAAAATATTTTTTCGTGTCCTCCACCATGAACGGAATCACGATTGCGATTGATGTCAAGTCGCCTCCGGATGACAAGTCAACGCCGACATAGCACTTTGACCCTCTGAAATCCTTGAGTGATTTCAGAACGGCACATGCTTTCCATGATGCAATGTCCTTGATATACAGTGAATTTGACCACTGCATCCACATATTCAACTGCTTTACGAGGAAATCTCTCAAGTCCTCCCCGCCCATATCACGGGCAGTGTGTGCAATCGGTATCAGATTTTCAAGTGCATCCCTGTCAAACTCAAGAATCGGGTTCGCTTTTATCCAGTTTTCCGGCGTGTACCTGTCATCGTGTTCGTCCATCTGTGCGATGTAAACAAATTGACTGTCATTCTCGAAAACTCCCTTGAGCAGATTGCAGCAATACTCATATAATTTGTAGCACGGCGACTTGAGGTCGAATCCTGCTGTTGTAATGACTGAAATCAACGCCGACTTGAGTTTCTTGATACCGCCCTCAAGCAGTTTGTACATCTGATTTGTTTTGTGGGCGTGATACTCGTCGACAATTCCCAAATATGCACGGTGTCCGTCGAGTGACTTTGTGTCTCCGGACAATGCTTTGATTTCCGAATGTGTCAACAGACAGTCAATCGTGTGGTTGTGGTCATGAACCTTGAACCACTCTGACAAATCCTCGTCGGAATTGATGAATTTTGCGACCTCGTCAAAAACAATATTCGCTTGGTCTTGCTTTGTAGCCGTACAAAATATTTTTCCGTACTTGTACCCGTCGAAATTACCGTAATAACACGCCAAAATACCATTGATGAACGATTTTCCGTTCTGTCGCCCTAATTGCACATAGGATGTTCTGAATCGTCTGTATGACTTTTCCTTTGTTCTCCATCCATTGAGTGACCCTAAAATGAAACACTGGAACGGATATGCCGTCACATGCTCATTTTCCTCACCCTCTGCAATAGTCAATTCCTCTGCGAAATTGATGATTTCCTCCGACTTTTCAACGTCGAAATAGTATTTGTATGGTGCTGCTTTCGATTTTTCGATGTCGTCAAGATGCCTCTGACATGCAAGACGGACATATTCTCCGGCTGTTATCTTGCCCGATACAACATCAAGGGCGTATTGTGTGCAGCGGTCTTGTGTTTCTCCTGCTTTTGCCATGCCTTAATTTGCATATTTCGCAAATTTGTTCTCCGGCTTTTGCTGCTGTGGTTTCGGTACGACCAAACGGCAGCGGGAGGAAACTGTCAGTCCGAAATCTGATGCTCCCTGCCTACACTGTTTCATGCAGCGGTCTTGAATAATCATGAGGCGTTCTCTTTCTCCGGAAACGACCTGTCTTGTACCGACCTGCACACGTTCTTTTTCGCCCGTGTCCGGATTTTCCCGCATCTCATAGACTGGAACATCCTCCATCAATGGAGTTGCTCTGATTTGCTCTGTGATTTCGATGTACTGCGTTTGTGCAATGAGCAATCTCGCCAGTGCATCGCAATCAAGGTTTGAAATCAGTTTGATTTCGAGTAATTCTTTCGCAATCTTCCGGAACTGTTTCTTTTGTTCCGGTGTCAAATATGACGGAGGTCTCACTTTGTCGCATGGTGCTGTGACCTCGGCGTTTTTTCGTGCCTCAATTTCTGCTTTTGTGAGGTGCTTTCGCCCATTCATCACAACCAAATCTGTGGGTTGTCTTTGTCCTGCCATGATGCAACAAACCTCCTTTCCGTCAGTATTTCAGTGCTTTTGTGTCACATTCTGACACCTCTTTCGGATGTACCCATCTACTGAAATTCTCGTGGGGAGTTTTCTCCAAGGAAAAGAGGGGGTGCGACTAAAAACGAATCGCACAAAACTTTTTTATATCCCCCTGCCTCTCGAAAGTGGTACTCAATCAGTGACCTCAACTGTTTCTGTGTTGCTCTCATACTTGCTTTGCTCTGCTTATACAGAGCAGTGATTGTGTTGTGTGTCTTATGGTTGAGAGGTATGAGGTTGAACGGATTCAATCGCTGTTCCCAGTCGTCCTCAAGTTCAATGATATGGTGAACCGGATTACATGTGAGCAACTCATGCTCGACATATAGTGCGTATATATCTATGTTGTCATAGACCTCAATGATACGCTCCCGCATTGCCCGCCATTCCTTTGATACATAGAACTCTGCTGCTCTCTCGTCTCGCCGTGTGTTGTTGTATATCATGTGTCTCGACTGCTGCCGTTGCTCACACTCCTCGCACATCTTCATTGACTGCGGAATCAACTTCCCACACCTGCATGATTTCAATAGCATCTGCGTTCTCCTCTCTCGCTGTGTTCTCCTGCTGTGTTATCCACAAGAGGCGGGCAGTTATGCACATGACTGTGTATATCCCACCCGCTATATAACAGGAGGGCAAACAGGCAAGAAAAAAGCGACTGCACATCTGCAATCGCTCGTCTCAACTGTTCACGCTAACATATTATCACGTTTATTTTGTCTTTTGTTCACCCACTTTTTACCCCTGTTTTCACCCTCATTTCACCCTGTTTTCACCCCGTTTCTATCATTTTCAATCGCTTTTGCACCGAATAATTTGATTGACAACCGCTGAATCATCACCCTACACCACTTTTTCGGTGAGTTACGTCCGCATCCTGTCTCCCTCACTATATCCTCGTATGTCTTGCCCTTTATATAGACCGCCTCAAGTGCGTCGTATTTGTACCCCTCACCTGCTGCCTCTGCATCCTCTTTCAGTGATGCAAGAGCCTTTTTCAGATGCTCGAATAGAATGATTGTCTCTGCCTTGCACTCTCTGATTGATTGGAGGAATGCTTTCTCTGCTGAAATGTTGTATTTGCCTATATCCGGCACTTGTGAGGTCTCCGACACCGCATCTTTGATATATCGTTCCATTTCACGATAATTTTCAAGATATAGCAAGGTTTTGTCAATGACAGTCTGCTCCTTTTCCTCTTTCATGCTTTTTCCTCGCTTTCTGCTTTCTTCTCATAGGCAGACCGTGCATTTTACGCCAGTTATTCGTGTTTTTGCGATTTTCCGCATCTCTCAAACTGCTCATTTTCAAAATTGCCGTTTTTGCCTGTTGCAAAGTCGTTCCTGTTCGCAATACCGCCTCAACGAACGCCTCTGCTGTTGTTTCAATCTTGATTTCCGGTTCTCTCGGTTTTTCCGGTTTCGTGACATCCGGATTTGCGGTCGCTTTATCTGCTGCCGTCTCAATAATGCCCGAAATCTCTTTTTCCGTTTTTCCCATCGCCCGAAATCGGTCAATTATGCCTTTTAAGATTCCCATATTATCACAACCCTCCTTTTCGCTTACATAAAAGGCAATTCGCCGTCGACACCGTCCGGAATGTTCATGAATCCGTCTCCTGCGTCTGAATATCCGGCATTTTCTGCCTGTTCTCCTGCTGTCCTCTTGCTTTCCGCAAATTCCTGTTCCTCAATCACAACATCGGTCGTATATACCTTTTGACCGTCTCTGTTGGTGTATGAACTTGTCTGAATCCTGCCTGTTGCAGCAATTTTCGTTCCCTGTTTCAAATACTTCTCTGCAAATTCGCCATTTTTACCGAATGCGACGCATGATATGAAATCCGCTGACTGCTGCCCGTCTCTTGCACCTCTGCGGTCGACTGCCAGTGTATAACGTGCCACACACATGGATTCCTGCGAACTGTTCTGCTGTGTATATCTGACATTCGGGTCTCTTGTGAGCCTACCCATCAATATGACTTTGTTCATTCTCTTTTTCCGTCCTTTCTTGAATCAATCTCTCGTATAACTGCAAATCCTCCGGCGGGATGTTAAAATTCCAATCTTTCGCAAATTCTATCCCGCCGATGAACGCCTCTTTTTCTCTATCAGTCATTTTCACGCTGCATGACATATTCATTTTGCATTTTCTGCAATCTGACAAGTCCTTTTTTGAACTCAAGGTCATCACCGTTCATGCAGACATCGAATATTTTCTCATAGTCAACAATGTGTGTCTTGATGAACTCTGCCTCTGCTGCCGTCCGGCTTTCATTGATGAACATTCCTTTGACTGCCTCTTTTATCATTTCGCAGTGTGTCCGTTCCTCCTCCGTTGTTGGAGGCGTGTTCGCAATCATATTCTCATATGCTTTGTCGATTGCTGCTTCAATGAGTTCTCTCCAACCTTTGCCCCGTTCTCCAATCAACTGACATTCGATGTCCTCGAAACCGTTTCCTTGCCCTGCTGCCGTGATTCTGATGTCCTTTTTGCCCTTTGCTGCAATCAGAATCAAATCGTCATCGTATGCCTCCATGTAATAGTCAAATTTCGCATCAAAATTCGCATTCGGATTGATGATGATTTCCGGTTGACTGCTGCCCTCTGTCTGAATGCTTACGCCGATGTATTTTGCACCTGTTGCCTTTGCATTGATGAATATTGCCTTTAATTCGCTTTTGTTCATGCTGCTCCTCCATTCACTAATCTATTGAGTAACTGTTCATACATGGTTTTGTATGTATCTCTTTCGGTCTGCAATCTGATTGTTTCCTCTGACGATGCCATATTCGCAATTTTCTTGTTTTCCTCAACATAGACTGCTGCATCCTGTTCAATCTCTGCGATTGCGTCCTCATGCTCCTGCTGCAACATCTCAATTTCTCTCTTGAGACTGTCGATTTCCTCCTGTTGCTCTTTGATTGTCTCGTTGTACTTCTTTGTCGTCTTGATTCCACCGTCCAACTGCAAGGAAATCATGAGAGCAATGTCGATGTTCTCCATTTCCTTGTCAGTACACTCTCCGATGTATGTTCCTACACGCTCCGTTGATACCGAATAGACCTGCTCACATAATACCGTGCTGACCTTGCCCGTTGACCTTATTGTCACATGCGTCGGGAGGTCTGTTTTCGGCTGCGTCGTCATATACACGATTTCAACAACATTGCTGTTCTCATTGTTCTTGTTGTTGCTAACCACTACCGCCGGACGGTCTGCGTGTTGTTCGCTCCCGTTGTAGGATGCCCCCCCCTCTGCTGATATAGAACATTTCGCCTCTTTTGATGTCATACATTGATTTCTACCTCCTGCATTCAATATTTTCTATTTCTGAAACTGTGTTTTTGCCTCGTTTCGCCCGCTTTCGTCTTTGCAGTCTGTATTTGATGATATACACAATCTGCATCAAATACGGGTGCTTTTGCTTATAACTCATTGTGTCTCCTCTCTTAATCGAGACCGATGACGCACCAACCCTCTGACAATCCGCTGCATGTGATGTCGTCGTCTTTGCAGGTGATTCTCATGTCTGCTGTCTCTCCGGTCGCTTTACCTGCTGCGAATACTACCAATTTGACGACATTTCCGACTTTGAATCCGTCGTCTTTTGTTATCATGTACGGCTTTCTATTTTCTCCTGTGTATTCCTTGAATTTCTCCTGTGATACTCTGATTGTCTTTATCTCCTCCGATGCTGCTGACGGGAGGTTCTGCATCTTCTCCTCCTGCTCCATCTCACGGAGTTTTTTCTTTGTCTCACGGTCGATTGCATCCTGCTCCTCTGAATATCTCTGCTCGTCGGTCTTGTATGCCTCTGTGCGGTTCTTGTACTGGTCGCATGAGGTACATGTTCCGGTCTTGACGTTGCAAGTCTCGTATTCTGTGCATGAATAACAGATTGATGTGATTCCCTCCGGATGCGGTGTCTCGTAATCGTCACCCGCTCTCACCTCCGGCGGGTTCATGCCGATTTCTGCCTCTGTGTCGGATTCTGACACCTGCTGCCCTGCTGCCTTTTCTGCTTTCATGTCTTTCACATCTTTGTGCGTGAGTTCTCCGGTCTCTGTGAATTTTCCCAGTGCCTCCCGCTGCTCGTCCTCTGTCATCCCGCTCAATTCATAGGCTGCGGAAAATGTGAGGCGTTCGCCCTTGAGTTCCTCTTTCCATTCCGGAATCAGATTGTTGTTGACTGCCTCGATTTGAGCAACCTTTGTTTTGCTCATGTGCAGTATTGAGGAAATCACCTCTCTCAATCGTCCGGATTGCAGGTCATATCCTTTGATTTTCTTTCCCGCTGCTTTCATACGCTCAAGAGATGCCTTGAGGCGTGTTTCCTCCTCAATCATGTCTGAAACGGTCTTTGTACGGTATGCGTTCGCAATTATGATTTCAACCTGCTCCTCGTCATCGTCCTGCGGTGTCGTCAATTTACTGGTCGCAAGTTCAAATTCTTTATATCCCTTTGATACGAGATACTTGAGAGCCTCCCACCGTCTTTCGCCTGCCACGATTCTATATTCACCCATTTCGCACGGTGCATATACGAGTTCGAGATTCTGTTTCAAGCCATACATGAGGATGTCTCCTGCCAGTTCCTCAATCTGCTCTACACTGTAAAAATTCATATCGTTCCGGTACATCTTGAAAATTGAGATGTCCTTTGTCCGGAATCTTGCTCTCGGAGATTCATCAATCCCCGCTTTGCTGTTTTTGTTGAGTGCGTCTTTCACGCTGAATCCTGCTGCCATCTGTTCAACCTCCTGTCATTACTCTGTGAGTTTCTGTTTCTTTGTCTCTGTACGCTCGACGTTGATTTCACCCTTTGCATTCTGTGAAATTGATGCTTTGACCCCCCCCCTCGGAGGTTCAATGTGACCTTTGCAAGTCCTCCGGTGTAAATCTCCTCGACTGCTGCCTTTAAGATGTTCACGATGCCCTCACCGCATCTCTTGTCCGGTGCTGCGTTCTCTCCAAACAAGGCAGATACATTCATCATCGCTTTTTCTTTTCTCTGCCTCTCTTTCTGATACTCGACCGCCTCCGTGCAGTTACATGTCATTGTTGCCTGTTCCTCTGCCTGTGGCTGCGTCAGTTCCTTGTCGGTCTCAATCTGTACCATCTGACCGCAAAACCTGCACTGTGCTGTTTTGATAATGTCTCCCATGTTTATTCCTCCTGTTCCTTTATCACTAAATCCGGACACTCGCAGCAGTCTTGACCGTTCTCCTCGCACTGTTCCTGTTCGTGTTCCGTGACTTCCTCCATGTCTTTTCCGTACCATCTACAAAAACCGCTCATGTCATTCCTCCATTTCCTTGAGTAATTCATGCACCACGCATCTATAATCTTGAGACACGATTCCTCTCTTTGAAAATTTCGGGAGCGGAATCATCGCCGTTGTTGATTTCTCTGCAACGATTGAACGTCGAATCGGTGTGACAAACATGTCAAATCCGGATTCTGTTTTCAACCATTCCTCCACCTCAAGAGAGGTCTTGTTTTTCTGTCGCATTGTCATGAGTGCCTTGATTCTCAAATCCGGATTGATGTCTCTCAAATCCTCAATCTGTTCCTCAAGGTTCTGCAATGCCTCGATTTCATATCCTCCGACCTTTACCGGAGCGATGACGAGTTCTGCTGCAATCAGAATGTTGATGACTACCATGTCAAGCAATCTCCCGCAATCACAAATGCAATAATCGTATGCGTCAGATATTTCCTCCAACGCCTCACGCATCCTTGTGACTTGATTGTCCTCTGACTTGAGCAGCAGATTCATGTCGGTTTTCATGAGATAGCCATTCGCCGGAATGATGTCAATGTGCGAATAGTCGGTCGGTCGAATCAAATCGCCCGTTTTATATATGCCTCCGACACATTCATGTTTCTCAAGCAGTTCACTCATGCCGATTCCGTCCGGTTCATATACCCCGAACGTCTTTGATGTGTCTCCCTGTGGGTCTCCATCTAACACAAGCACTCTTTTCCCCTGCTCCTCGCCCAACATGTAGGCGATTGAATCGGATGTCGTTGTTTTCCCGATTCCTCCTTTTGGTGACATTACTGCAATGATTTTCATGTCTTTTTTCCTCCTGTTATTGTCCTGTTATATATAAATTGTGTAATACAGTTTCATTTGCAATTCTTGAAACTTGAAATCCGGCGTTTCGTCCGGTCGTAGTGGTGACATGAGGTTCAATTCTTTCCATTTCCTGTGAGTAATCTCCGGAACTGCTCTGAATTTCACAACCTCGTCAAATTTATACTGTTCATAGAGTTTGCAGTTCGTGTGACCGACCTCCGGTGCAAATAATGCAAGATACCCGACAAATATCTCCTCGTCTCCCTTGATGATTCGCAGCATATCCGCACTCTCTAATGTGTTGAGCAAATCCGCAAGCGTCATGACCTGCCTCCCTTGATTTTCCCGTCCTTGAGGATGCTGTTGTTCGGGATGCTCATGTTCAAATTCCTCTCCATGTGCAACGCATCCGATAGATTCAAATATTCCTCAATGACTTTGATTGCCTCCTCTGCTGAATAGCAGGTTGCGACGAAATGTCCTGCTGCTGCCATGTCTGTAAGGAACTCTTTTTGTGTGTCCTGCTGCCTGTTGTTCCCGAATTTCATTTCAACGAACAATCCGCAGTATGAGCCTTTCGGATATGGGAGGCACAAATCAGAAACACCCGCCTTGACACCCATCTGCTTGAATTTGACCGCCTCTGCTCTGTTCCTGCTGCCTCCGTTTGGTACATGGAACAACCATCTCAATTCCGGATAACGGTTCATGTTCCAATTCGCCCACGACACGACATTGATTTGCTCTGTGTCCTCACTTCTCATTGCGTATTTCATATTCATCCGCATTCACCTCTCTTTTGCATATTTCGTAATATTCACATGTCAGACATAAATATCTGCAATCCTTGACCTTGAACATGTGTCCGATTCTCTCGATGACTTCTCTCATTTTCACTTGTCCTGCTCCTCCATTTCTAAAACCATGTAGGCATGAATGAAAATGCTCTTGTGTTTCCTGCCGAACTGGTCTTTTGCCGGAGGCACTTCATGCATGTTCTCAATCGTTCTCTTTGCCTCCCACCATCGGCGTGTTTTCCCGTCTCTCGAAATCGGCTTGAAATGTACCTTGACCGTTCCCTTGACAACGGAAAACTGGTCTCTGTCTACCCGCAGGATGTCATCGAATCCCGCTGCCTTGACTGTTGCCTCTGCTTTTCGGAAATACCTCTCTTTCGATTCCGGTTTCCAGTCAAACCTCATTTCCCGACCACCTCCTCAATTTCTTTCATTCTCTGCATGATTGCTGTGTTGTATGAATAGACATACACGCCATTGTTCCACAAATGTTCCCTTGCACCTTTTTCCCCGTAGTTGTACGCTGCAAGTGCATCCTGCACCGTTCCGTATTTCTTGAGGAGATACGAGAGAAAATCAATCCCGACTTTCACATTTTGATATGGGTTCATGAGGTCGGTGCAGTTCAATTTCTGCATCCGGTCGGTGTGCCATTTCTCATATATCTGCATATATCCCTTTGAGTTTCCGTTGTCTCCTGTCTTGTCGAACTCATATCCGGATTCATGCTCTATGATTGCCAATACAAGGGCATACGGAACATCGTTTTGCTTGCATAGACATCTTGTGTATATCTGCATTTTCTCCGGAAAATAGCCTTTGTCTGCATACTGCTCCGGCAGGTC